ATCCACAGAATATTTTTTTCAAGCGGCACGATCGCCTCCGCTCCCCGTCCTTCCAGGAGTGCCATTTGTCCGCGCTTAAGGACACCGCCTCTCGCAAGCTGCGGGATCTGCGGAACAGCGAGCGGATCTTCAGGCCACATATCGGCGAACGGCTGAATGTCGAGAATTGATATATTCCTGATCTTGTTCAGCATCTCATTGATTTTGTTGAACGGTATCGAAATAACCCTGTTCATTGCCTCAATAAGTCCGTTGACAACAGTTTTAAACGTTTCCGCAATGCCCTCTTTTATTCCGTCAAAAATCTTTCCGCCTGCTGAAAATACGTTTTTGACAGCCTCCCATGCCTTTGTGAATTTTTCACGGAACCAGTCCGCGACTACTGCAAAAATGGAGGTAATGCCGTCCCAGGCATCCGCGGCACCTTTTTTCAGCCCCTCCCACATACCGGCGAAGAAATCCCCGACCGGCGTGATTATCTTATCGCCGAACCAGTCGGCGGCATTTTTAAAAGCGTCCGAAACGGCAGTCCATGTTTTCCGGGCAGCGTCCGAAATGCCGTCCCATAAATCGGCAAAAAAGTTTTTGACCGGCTGTATAACGTTCGTGTCAAACCAGCCGGCGGCAGCTTTAAAGGCACCCGAAACCGCGTCCCATGCCGATTTTGCGGCATCCGAAATATCGCTCCATAATTTTTCAAAAAACTTTGCGACAGGCTGAATGACTTTTTTATTGAACCATTCGCCCACAACCTCAAAAACCCGCTTGATGATGTTCCAGCAGCCTTTGGCGAGTCCGATAATGATGTTGATGTAAGCCTTGTAGAATTCGGCAATGCCCCTGATGATTTTTTCAAAAAACTCAACTGAAGGAGCAAACACTTTTTTTATGCCGTCCCATATTTCTAAAAAGAAATCTTCTATTAAAGATGATTTGAGTTTTATAAATCCTGAAACGCGACTCCACAAATCGCTGAAATAATCCCAGACGCCCGTAAAAGCACTGACAACAGCGTCAATATACTTTGTAACTGTTTTCTGAATCTCACCCCAGAAACCGACAAAGAACTCTTTCACGCCCGACCACACATCACTGAAATAATCCCCCGCCGCCTTTGCGCCCTCTTTTATGCCGTCCCAGACGCCCGTAAAAGCGCTGACAACGGCGTCAATATACTTTGTGGCTGTTTTCTGAATCTCATCCCAGAGTCCGATCCAGAAATTGCGGAACTCCTCCGAAGTGTTCCAGAAATACACAAAAGCGGCCACAAGCGCCGATACCGCCGCTATAACAATGCCGATGGGATTAGCCGCCATAACAGCGTTAAGTCCGAGGAATGCTGTCTTAACACCTGTAATTGCCGTTGTAAATGCGGTGACTATCGCCTCACGTTTGAGGTATATCATAAACGCGCCTATCGCCGTCCCGACCGAAGTTATTATGCCGATTATCGGCGAGCCGTTCTCGATAAACCACGAAAGTCCGTCCGCGAGCTTGTCCAGCGCAGCCGCACCCGTACGGAGCGCAGGCTCGAATTTTTTATACAAAGCGAGCTGTATGCCTTCAATTTTGGAATCGAGCAGTGTCATGTCACCGGCTAAATTGTCGAGCATGGTTTCCGCCATGGCATCAGCTGCACCGTCACAGTTGACAAGAGCGTCTTCCAGTTTTGTGACATCATCTGCGGATGCGTTCATCAGTGCCATCCATCCGGATATAGCGTTCTGCCCCGCAATTTTCTTTGCGTAGTTGGTCTGTTCCTCATCGGTCAGTCCCTGCCATGCCGCGCGGGCTTCTTCTATAACGTCGTTGAAATCTCTCGCCGAGCCGTCGGCATTGTAGAACTGTACACCGAGCTTTTCGGTCAGCGTGCCGAGCGCTCCCAGAGATTTTGAAGAAGCGCCCGCATCCGTTGAAAGACGTGTCATAATAGACCGCAGAGTCGTTCCCGCGTTAGAAGACTTTATTCCCGCGTTTGCCATAAATCCTATAGACTCCGCAACATCTTCCGCAGTGTAGCCGAGTGCGCCCGCAACAGGCGCGACATATTGAAATGTCTCGCCCATCATGCCTACATTGGTATTGGCGTTTGATGAAGCCACGGCGAGAACGTCCGCAAAATGCCCCGCGTCTTCCGCACCGTAGCCGAACGCGGTCAGAGCATCGGTGACGATATCCGAAGTGGTGGCAAGGTCCTCACCTGAAGCCGCTGCAAGACTCATAACTCCATCAATACCTTCAAGCATCTCATGAGGTTTCCAGCCTGCCATAGCCATGTATTCAAACGCCTGACCTGCTTCGGTGGCTGTAAATTTCGTAGTGGCACCCATTTCTTCGGCTTTTTCGGAGAGTTGTTCAAGCTCTTCTCCCGTCGCTCCGGAGATAGCCCCGACTTTGGACATCTGCGCATCAAAGTTTTTTCCGATTTCAAGACTTTCTTTCACAAAGTCCTTTATAGCATTTATCGCCATTTTGATACCGTCGGAAACCAAATTTCCGAGCGCCACCTTAAAGGCATCAATGCCGCCCACAGCGCTTTCACTGCCGTCTCCCACATCGTCAAGACTGTCGGTAAGTTCATCCGCGGCATTGTCGGCCTCGCTCATGCGCTGTCTGTTGGCATTCAGTTCCCCCGACAGTTCCTGTATCTGCCGCGCGAGTTCCTGTGCTTCATCGGAGGCCTGATCGCCGCTGAGAACATATTCCTTGTATCGGTCTTTGAGTCCCGCGAGTTCGTTTTCCTGCTCTTTTATTTTCGCGGAAAGCTGCTCAAACGCCCCTCCACTGTTCCCGACACTGTTTCCCGCCGATGATGCCGCTGTTTCAAGGTCATGCAGACGGGAGCGGTATGTTTCAATGTCGCGGGCTGTGTTGTTGATGACTGTCTGCTGCCGGTTTATTTTTATCTGCAGATTTTCCGCTTCACGGGAATTCGCCCCGTATGCCTGAGCGGTAAGTTCATACTGCTGACGGAGCAGTTCGAGTTTGCGGTTTTCCTGCTCGTAAACCGTTTCCAGCTGATTTATCTTGCTTGTCAGACCGTCCGCCGACCTGTTCCAGTCGTCCATAGCGGAAGCCGCCGCATCGAACTGACTGTTCGCGAGCTTTATCTGACGGTTTGCCTCCGCAATGCCCTGTTTCAGCCCGGAAATATCGGCTTTTAATTTCAGCGTGGATTCATTGCTGTTCGCCATTTAAACTCACTCTCCTAAAACCAGTTGTCTCCGGCAGGGCGGCGGATAATGCGCTTTCCGTTCCTGTTCATGACTTCTTTGCCGCTGTCGGTTTTTCCGCTGCTTTTTATCAGCCGCCTCATGAGCAGAAAGACCTCATGGGCGGCTGTTCTGCGGATGATAAAAGGATTCAGCGACAAAAATCTTTCGGATAAATTGCATTCGGTCTCAAAAATGATATCATAAAAGGACGTGTTCCGGTCTGCGGTCACGTCCTTCCGTGATTTTTTGGCATAAGTCCTTTCAGCTCGTCAAGTGTATAAAAGATAATATCCGAAAACAGCGGCACAAGCTCTTTCACCTTTGTGCGCTTTATTTCTTCATCGGTAAGTCCCTCAAAAATCTGTTTCAGAAACGGTTTCAGCTTTCCGAGCATTGACGTCACGACCCGTACGACCTCTTTTTCATCTTCAAGCTTGTCAAAATCTATCGTTTCAAGAATGTCCTCAATCGTTCCGAACATAATGTCAAACTCTTCTGCGGTATATGTTTTTTCGATATTTCTGCCGGAATCGTCGTATATAGTAAGTTTCAGATCAGCCATATTTACCCTCCGTGATTACGGCGAAGGAACGGTTACGGTGTCGGGAGTCTGAACCGTGCTGAAAAATGCGGACTCATCGACCGGATTGACCTTTGTGTTCACGTTTATCGCTTTGGCAGTCTTATTGTCATTTCCGGTAAACTTGTGCAGCGTGTTGATTCCCGTGTACTCAATAGTCTGACCGGAAGCGTCCGTTCCCTCGTCCTCCGTCTTGTGGTCACTGTCGGGAATTGAGAACGTCCCCTTGAGTCTCCAGACAAAAATTTCCGTGCCGTCAACCATTTTAGTAACATAGCCGATCGCGTAATACTTGTTGGAGCGTTCTCCCTCAACAAACATTCCTTTTGCCGCATCATACTTCTGACCGGTGATTTTTCCAAGAGCGCCGAACGGTATTGCGGATGCCGTTATGGTCACGGTATCTTTACCGCCGGAATTGATGACTATCGCGGGAACATTGTCATAATAATGCGCTTCGGATGACGTTTCCGTGGTTCTCTGAAGTTCCGCGATCCCCGCAAGCGCGAAAACTTCGCCGTATGTGACGCCCTCGCTGTTGTCCGTAAGCAGCTCGGCGCAGACCAGATCACGCACGCCCCTGTATTCCTGTATTTCATCAAGTGCAGGCTTTGGCATAATAGATCACTCTCCTTTTCTTAAATGCCTGATGCAAAAAATATCCATTCCCCGTCCGTCATGTGAGGACTCGTCCGTCGGTACGCTGTAACCGTCTCCGTTTGCAGTGAATCCCGCGTTTTTCAGCGCTTTTTTGGCTTCGCGGAGTTTTTGATATACCAGTCCCGGGGAATTGCTGTAAAAGCAGACTGTATACCGATAAATTCTTGAATGCTCCGTATTGTCGTAGAAACTGCTGTCCTCCGAAGAATTGTTCCAGAACGTGAAAAAACTGTCGGGATAAGGTTCATCGGGAAGCAGTGACCCCTGGAGCATCACGGGATAACCGAAAGTTTCAAGCACCGAAATAAGTAAATCCTCCATATCATCAGCTCCCGTTCAGTTTCTTTGCGAGTTCTTCCGAAACGATTTTCCCGACAGTCCTGTTGAATTCGTTCACGGTTTTCTTCCGTGAGTATATCTGTTCAAGCTTCTTTGCGGGTTTCATTCTCGGAGTGCCGGTGATGAGCAGTGTCCCGACTCCGTTTTTGGTGCGGTCGAAGCCTATCCCCATTGCGCCTGTGTTTCCCTGCCACAGCACATCGGGATTTTCAATAACGGTTTTTTCGGTATCTCCGGTTGAATATTTTCCTTTTGCGGGAAGATTCGGCTTTTTCACGCCTTCCACGGTGCCTTTCGTCGGAGACTCCGCAGCTGTTTTCATTGCTCCGGTCACAACTGCTTTTGTGTCTGCATCAGCCGAATTGAGTTTCCTGATATAATCATCAAACCCCGATATTTCCGCATAGAATATCCGTCGTCCCATATCAGGCACCGCCTTTCCTCGCCCTGACCTTGAATTTCATGTACTGATTCTGCATGTTTATATTTTCGGGAGTGCCGAGAATTTCGTACACAAGACCGTCAATGCTTTTCAGCGCACAGTCCGCCGTGATGTCGGGACGGTACCACGTTTCCACAACGGCGGTATTCTCCACCGTCAGAACGTTGTCAACAACTTTTTCCGTGCCTCCGAACGTGCGGAAGGAGCAGAAAATAACATCTCCCGTTTCCGGGTAGACGTTTTTTGAAGACCCTTTTCCGGAGATTTTCTGCGGGATCAGAAGATACATCGGAACGTTAAACGGCGATTTCGGACGGTAGCCCTGCGAGCCGACACCGATATATGTAGTAGCTGCCATGTTATCACCTCAGTGTGAGCTGTTTTGCCCTTTCATAAAAATAGTCCGAAAGTCTTCCCGCTCCCGCACCGTAGTTCCAGAGATCGGAGACACCGCGGGCGGCAACTCCGACCGTGATATTTTCGGGATCAACTCCCGCATCGGTCAGATATCCGACCACTTCATCAAAATGCGACC